CGTGGCATGGGAACGGGCCATCGCAGAACTCGCCAATGTGGAGTGCGTGGGAGCCTACTGGCTGACCAAGGAAGAGTTCCCCCAAATCGCTGACCACAACAACCCCGACGGATATCCCTACTTTGCGGGGACTTTTTGGTGGGCTAAGTCGTCCCATATCCGTGAACTTGGGGAACCAGTTCGGGAGCATCGCTGGCAAGCAGAGCATTGGATAGGCAAGCGTGAAGGCATGACCGTCTATAACTCCTGCAAGGGATGGCCTGCACCCGATAAGTTTGTCATCACCTTTTAGCCATGGCCAAAATCCCCGTCATCATCACCAACTTCAACCTCTACACCTGGCCGAAGGCGATGGTCAAGAAACTGATGAGGATGCCTGGGGTTGGACCCATCCTAATCGTGGACAACGATTCAACCTACGGCCCCACGCTGGAATGGTACGAGCAGTTGAAACTGGAAGCCAACGAGGTTGCAGTAATCCGCACGGGTGGCAACTTCGGCCACCTTGTAGCATGGCAGGCACAAATCCCGCAGCAGTTGTTTGACATGGGCTATCCCGACTACATCGTCACGGACCCCGACCTTGACCTTTCGGCCCTGCCCGATGACACGCTCCTACGGATGCGGGAACTTTGGTACGACCTGCCCGAAAAATCTTATATGTACGAACAGGAGGAAGGTGACCCGTTTAACGGGGTCAAGTTCTCGGTCAAGGACAAAATCGGCCTTGGCATTCGGACGGACGATGTTCCTGCCGATGCTTTGTTCTTCCAGCAGGCCGAACTACGCTACAAGAACCAACCGTACTTCCACGACCTGCAACTTGCACCCGTTGACACGACTTTTGCCTTCTACCATCACCAACGCTATCAGCGGGTGGTCATTGGAGGGGCAAGGATGGTCGCACCTTACGAGTGCAGGCATCTTCCCTACTACCTGACCGCTGACGATTTGAATGCGGACTGGGAGTTCAGGCAGTACCTTGACAAAGCCAACCACGCCAGCACAGCCAAGAAGATTGCGGACGGGCTTAAAATCTTTTGACCATGCCATACTCGCACCCATTCTACAAGAACCGAATCGCCGAACATATTCGGTCAGTCGTGCGACCTGATGACAAGGTGCTTGACATAGGGGTTGGATGCGGGACTTATGCGGAACTACTGCCCGAAATAACGATGGACGGGGTTGAGATTTACGAGCCTTATGTAGAGCGGTTTAACCTTCGGGCCAAATACAAGGAACTATTTATCGCTGACATTCGGGATTTTGACATTAGTCCCTACACCTACTTGATTCTTGGCGATGTGTTTGAGCATCTAACCCTCAAGGATGCAAGGGACCTGCTAAACCGAATTGGAAGTAAAAGAGCCATGATTGCCGTGCCTTACCTGTACGAGCAGGGGGCATGGGAGGGCAATGTTCACGAAACGCACTATCAACCCGACCTTACCCCCGAAATCGTTGCCGCAAGATACCCCGAACTCAACTTGATGGTCGGGGATGCGATTTATGGCTATTACACCAACTATCCGCTATGAAACTCCAAGACCTCACCATCGACCAATTTCAACGCATCGCAGCGCTGGAGTTCAGCCCTGTGCTGACGGACTACGACAAGCGTGCAGGGGTCGTGGCGATAGTGGAGGGGGTGGATGTATCGCTCGTCCGAGAAATGCCCGCCAAGGGGCTGACAAAACGCTACAAGACGATTATAGCGGAGTGGAACGAGTTACCTACCTTGGCATATCGCAGGAGGTTCAAAGCGGGCGGCAAGTGGTGGATTCCGACGGTGTTCACCGACGAGTTGACCGCTGGCCAACTGATAGACCTGATGGACACCGACACGACGGACGAGAAGAAGTTGGTCCAAAACCTGCACCGCATCATGGCGACCCTTTGCAGGGAGGGCGGGTTCCTCGGTTACTTCCCCAAGAAGTACGACGGGGCATCCCACCAAGAACGGGCCGAACTGCTCAAAGCCCACGCCAAGATTGGAGATGTTTGGGGGGTGGTCAGTTTTTTTTTGCTAAGTTCAGAATCCTACTTAAAAGTTTTGAGCGACTATTCCAAGCACCTGACGAAGGGAATGCAGGCCCCGTAACCAACCCGCTTGCAGGGTACGGTTGGCTGATGGTCGTATGGCGAATGGCAAACAAGGATGTCCTAAAGTTTGAGGCCATCTTTGCGATGAAGGCGGTGGAGTTTCTGAACTACGCCCTGCTCATACACGACATCTTGGAAGCCGAACGGATGGAAGCGGAGCGGATGCGGAGGCGGTAGGACACAATTTCGGTGGCTGGACATTTACCAGCATGGAAACCAAAATACTTGCCAAGTTCGGAAGCGGTAGCATGAAAGAGGTCAAAACCGCCGACCTTCAAGCCATTGGTATAACCGTAGGACCGAAAGGTGGAGGCGTGGACCCACGGCAACAGGTGCTGATTGATTGGTTGAAGAATATTATCAAACTTGCACAAAAGAACCTGCTCACGGGTCGGGAGGACGGCAAGGATGTAAACGCCAAAGGAACGCTATCCGCAAGCCTTGATTTTGACCCTATCCCCTTGACCGCCGAAAAGATTGCGGTCAACTTGCTCGCCAACCCTTATTGGAAATTCGTGGACCAAGGAGTGCGGGGGACTGTCAGTTCAACCCGTGCGCCAAACTCGCCATTCTCATTCAAGAAGAAAGGTGGAGGCAAGAGTGACCAAGTTGGCCCGATGACCCAAGCCATTGCGGACTGGATTACCGATAAAGGGATTTTGGTCACGCCAACCTATTCCCGTGAGAAGAAAGCCATGCGGACCGTTGAAGAGCAGAAACTCGCAGACGCAAGGTCTATCACCTACTTTGTCCGCAGGCGTGGCCTATACGCCACCAAGTTCCTCACCAATGCCCTTACCCCCGAACAAATAGACTTGCTCGTCAATACTATTTCGGAGGTCTTGGGCAAGCAGGTCAGCCTTTCAACTTCCCGATAACCCATGTCCATATCCGTCCTTTCGGGTTCGCCTCAAACGGCAACCCCTGTTTACAACAAGATGCTCTACAAGGTCAGCGGCTCGCTGACTAGTGCGACCAATTACCGCTATGTCTGCGATGTCAAGGATTCCGCAGGCACGACCACGCTGGCAAGGCTAAAGTGCGACAAACTACCGACCACGAATTACGGGTTCTTTGATGTCAGCAGGGTCGTGGAAACCTTGATGGCTCCAACCGTACCAACGCTGGCCCAGGTTGGCTTTGCTGACCATGCGGGGTTCTATTCTGGGTATCGGCTGACCTTCATGGAGGAATACGGTTCAACGCCTGTGGTGCAGACAGGAACCACAACCAATGTCAGCGGAGTCCTTGCCTTTGCGGGGAACCTGGAGCAGTTGGAGTTGGCCGATTGGAGTGGTGAAACTTACTTTCCAAGCAGCGCTTTGCAGGGAGGTGAGAAAGCATTGACAACAACTTCTGTTCAAATTTCTAATCCAGCCAATGCCCTAAATGTGGTCTATTCTAATTCTTACGGATTTTTATGCGGAGGCGCTGGATTTAGCGGAGCGATTGTGTCTGCAAATGTTGTTTACACCAATGCTGCTGGTGCCGTTGTACGCAGTTTTTCAGTACCTCGTCCTTTATCGGTGAGTGGTTCTATTCACCGCTTTGGGGCAGGACCGATGAATCTCAAGGCTTTGACTTCGGGGCAATGCTCGGATGGTCAAGCAGGGTCGTTCAATTTTCCAACAACAGAAGGTGCTGGTTATTACATTCAATTTGTTGATTTAACCGACGCAGGATACACCGCTACTTGGTTCCGTATAGGCCCCTGCGAACGATTCAACTCTATCCCCGTCCACTTCGTCAACAAGTACGGCGGGATTGACTCCTACACCTTCACGATGAAGAACCGCAAGAGGGCCAATGTGGAGAGGGAGGTTTACGGGTATAACTCGGATGTGTACGCAACCACGACCTACAACAAGATGTGGGCGGGTTCGTTTGACTATGTGTATGCTTTGAATAGCGATTGGCTGACCGATGCCGAATCCGAGTGGCTCATTGAAATGGTCAGAAGCGGACAGGTGTGGTTGGAACTGGACGGACAACTTGTGGAAGCGGTGGTGAACGCCAACCAGTATCAATTTGTAACCAGACGGAACGACCGCCTCACGCAGTTGCAGATTGAGGTTGCGGTTGCTTACGATAACTCCATTTTATGAGCGTCACCCTAATCGCTTACCCGCTCAACGATAGCAACACCGAGGTCCCCTATGTTTTGGACACCATGGGCGGGACCGACATTGCGGTAACTTATAGCATCGGGGATATTGAGGATGTGACCAAGCAGCGGGGGTCGTTCAGTAAGACGATAACCCTGCCCAACACCCCGACGAATCGGGCCTGCTTTGCGTATGCCTACAACATCCAATCCTTCGTGGGGGGATTCCAACCCAACAAGCGGATTCGTGCCGCAATGTGGGAGGATGGCGTGCAGGTGTTCAGCGGCGTGCTGCAACTGCTTAGCATGAGCAAAACCAAGGGAACAGTCACCTACGAGGTGGGGTTGTTCACGGACAATGTGTCCCTGTTCAAAGCCATTGAGGGGAATATGCTCGTCAACACGGCGGGCGTTACGGGCATGAACCACACGCCCACGAGCGGCCATGTGAGCGGAACCTGGACGGCATCGGGTGCGTTGAGTAGCGGGTATGTTTACGGGGTTGTGGATGCGGTTGGATTTAGCGACTTGACCCAAGGGAACTTGGTAGCAGGGTGGTGGCAGTTGGGGCCAAGCATCTATGTCAAGAAAATGGTGGACCTCATCTTCGCCCAAGCGGGATTCAGGTACTCGTCAAACTTCTTCAACTCGTCCCTATTCAACAAGTTGGTCATCCCATACGCAGCGGGGACCATGCCCGTCAACCTATCGGGGTCCAATATCTTTGCCCAAGCCACGGGGAACACGGCGAGTTTTATTAAGAATGCCAACCAAACGCTCGCATTCCCGAAAGACACCCCTGCACCGTTCTACGATAACCCAGGCTATTGGGTGGCATCATCCAGCACCTTCGTCGCTCCTGCACTCCCGACCCGTTGGAATGTGGATGTGACCCTATCCGTGAGTGGATCTTTTGCGCAAACCATCAATCAGTTTCGGTGCAATATGTCCATCCGCAACATCACCAACTCCGAGGACATTGCAGTAATTACGGGCATATCAGCAGACATAAACAAACAGTTCACCGTCCGCTTTGAGAATATAACCGTCCCCGCCAACATTACGGCGAATGTCGGGTTTGTCATTACTGCTGACACTTTTAGTTTGACGCAGAACTTCCGTGTTCTTTCGGGTGCAACGATGCAATGGACTTGCTTGGAGAACCCGTTGGGTATCGGGGTGCTAGATATGCGGACGGCTATCCCTGCCGATGTCAAGCAGTCGGACCTCCTGCAAGATTTGCAGAAGATGTTCAACCTTCAATTCATGCCCGATTCGCAGGACCCCAAACTCCTGTACATTGAACCTTGGAAGGATTTCTACTCATCGGGTTCCTTGGACTGGTCGCAAAAATCGGATGAGAACGCAGAGCAGGTGCTGACCAATGGCGACCCGAATGCCTACACCAATATAGTGTTCAAATACAAGGACATGGGGGACTATTTGTCCAAAACCTATAAGCAGTCCTACCCGCTTGCAAGGGAAGGCTACGGCGGGCGAATCTTCAACACCTCCAACTTCTACGGCAAGGGCGATAAGGTGGTGGAAACGCTTTGCGGGACTTTGATACCTGCATCGTTTGCGTCGGATAAGATTCTTGGCCGTACTTGGGATTTGGAGGGAACTCGGTTGAGTGGAAGTATCAAGCCTTTGCAAACGGGCTACCGAATTGCCCAATACAACCGCATCACGGGTCAGTCCCCTTGGTTCTATTGGTACGGGATTGAAGAAGATGGATTTGCTACGATAGCGGCTACAACCGACCTCCCCTTCATATCTCACATTGACAACCCCTACTCCCCGAATGTGGACTTGGCCTTTGGTCAGCCTCGCTTGGTGTACTACAATGCGGTTAACGCAAGCGGCAACCCATACGCCTACACCAACAACAACTTGTATAACACCTACTGGCTGAACTACATAAACGAGACGGTATCCCAAGAGGCATTGCAGTTAGAACTCACGATGCTGCTATCAAGCGTGGACATCTACCAACTTGACTTCCGCAAGCCCGTGTACTACGGCGGCATCCGTTGGCGGTTGCTGGAAATTCGGGACTACCTCGTCGGGCAGATGAAGCCCTGCCGAGTAACCTTGCGCCGCATCCTCAACCTTGCGGACTTTGCCGCAACCACGACCACACCAATCGCAAACGACCCGTCGGCCTTGTTTAATGGCCCCATTGACCCCGACCCTGTGGACCCAGGGTATGAAGCCCCCGTAAACCCCGAACTACCCTCCGAAGGATAACCATGGCAGATGTAACCAAAGAAATTGCACTTGAGGTAAGCCTCAAGGATAGCACAAGCGCAGGAACGCAAAGCGCAAAGCAGCGTCTGCGGGAATTGCAGAAGACCCTTGCGGATATGGCCCTCGCAGGGCAAGACGGGACCAAAGCGTTCCGTGAAATGGAGAAAGAAGCGGGAAAACTGAAAGACCAAATCGGGGACACGCAGCAGCGGATTAAGAACCTCGCCTCGGACACCCGAACCATTGACACCTTCGTCGGGGCCATTCAGGGTATCACGGCGGGATTCCAAATCGCCCAAGGTGCAGCGGCACTATTCGGAGCGGAGGAAGAAGAACTCCAAAAGTCCTTGGTTAAAGTCCAAGCGGCCATGGCCCTCGCTAACGGGGTGCAACAGGTGGCCAACCTGCTGAACAAGGATAGTATCTTGATAACCCAAGGCCAAGCAGCGGCGCAGGCATTGTACGCCGTAGCCGTTGGAACCAGCACGGGTGCATTGAAGGCGTTCCGCATTGCTCTTGTTTCAACTGGTATCGGTGCGATTATTGTGGCAATCGGACTACTCATTGAGAATTGGGATAAACTCACCGCAGCGGTTCGTCGCTACCTCAACCTGCCCGACCCGAAGCAAAGGGCGGCGGAGCAGGCCATGGCCCTGCAAAGGGAGGAGGCGCAACTGGAGCAGTACCGCCAAGCATACGATAGGCACACCGATAGCCTCATTGCTGCGGACAACAAGCGCAAAGCCCAGCAGGAGCAACGCCGCAAGGACGAAGAAGCGGCCACCAAGCAACGCCTGCTGAAACTCCAAGAGGAAAACAACGCCATTATCAAATTCGTGGAGGACTTGAACCTTACTCTCTACGAGATGGAACTGGACCGCATCATGAAGCAGGACCAACTCCAAGAGGACCAAATGCTACGCAACCGTGATGCGTATCTGCGGAACATCAAAATGCGCAACGATGCCGAAGCCAAGTCAGCAGCGGGGCAGGCACAACGGGAAGCGGACCTCGCCGCCCTTCGTGAGCAGTATGTCGGGCAGTCCTTCGCCGTCATCGGAGATATTATCCAAGCGAGTGCAGGCAAGAGCGAGGAAGCCCAACGGCGGGCCTTCAATGTGTCCAAAGCGGCAAGCATCGCCCAAGCCCTTGTCAGCACTTACCTTGCCGTCAACTCGGCCTTGGGAATGGACCCAACAAAATTGGTCTTCCCAGGCCAGCGGTTTGTTGAGGCGGGTCTTGCCCTTGCCGCAGGTCTTGCGAATGTGGCCAAGATTAAAGCGACCCAATTCCAAGGGGGTGGAGGAAGCGCACCAGGTGGGAGCGTTATGGGTGGAGCATCGGGTGCAAGCATGACCCCGCCGCCCATCTTCGCCAACCCGCAAACGACCAACCTCGGAACGGGCGACCTGTCATCGGGTCAGGGTCAGCAGAACCAACCCATGCGGGCCTATGTGGTGGAGCGTGACATTCAGCAGACGACCAGCAGGGTGCGCCGCTTGTCCGAATTTGCAACATTAGGCTAACCGTTACACTTGCTTACATGGAACTTCCCGTGTACCGAATGACCGTGGACGAAGTGGACGAAGGCGTGCAGTTTGTCGCCCTCGTTGATATGCCCGCCATTGAGAAACCCTTCCAAGCCTTTGCCAAGACCCCGCAGAGGTTTGCCGAAACGGGAGAACGCCGTGTGCTGACGGGACCGCTCATGCTGGCCGATACGCCCATCTATCGGAAGGACGACACCTACGGGGAGTACTATGTGGTTTTTGACAAAGCCACCATCCGTAAAATCGTGCAGAAGTACTTCAAACAGGGCAACCAGCACAATGTGAACGCTTACCACAACGCCGAACTGGATGGCGTGTTCATGTTTGAATCCTACATCACCGACACCGAGCGTGGCATCCTTGCCCCCAAAGGCTACGAGGACACCCCCGACGGGTCTTGGTTCGGGTCGTTCAAAGTGGAGAACGACGAAGTGTGGGAGAACCGCCACGCCTTCAAGGGTTTCTCCGTGGAGGGGCTATTCGGGATGAAGAACACAGGCACGGAATTAGAGGTCGCACTTGCGGGCCTCGCAGACGATTTGACCAACTTTTTGCAACATATCAACCCAACCTACAAATCCCTTTAATCTATGAACCTAAAATCAGCCATTGACACTTTGCGGACTGAACTCCGCAAGTTCACAACCCAAAAGCAAGCCTTCGCCGACTACAAGTTGGTGGATGGTACTGTTGTCCGAGTGGACGGCGACCTCGTTGCAGGTACCGCCGTGTATGTAATAACCGAGGACGAAACCCTCCCCGCCCCCGATGGCGAGCATCAAGTGGAAGGCGTTGGTGTCATCAAGACCGAAGGTGGCAAAATCACCGAAGTTGTCGTAGCCGAAGCCCCAGCACCTGCCGAGGAAGTCGCCGTTGCTGCTGAAATAACCCCCGAAGTTGCAGGCGAAGTGGTGAGTGAAATCGCCGAAGGCTATCCGATGGTGGATCCTGCGATGGTGGAAGAAATCGTCAAGAAGCACTTGGTGTCCATCATGGAGGAACTCAAAGCCGCCTACGCTGAGATGGGCAAAATGAAAGACAAGATGGCCGCATTTGCAAGCCAAATAGAAACCATGACCGACATCGTAGAAAAGGTTGCAGAACTCCCATCGGAAGCCCCGAAGCCAACCGCCTCCGCTATTGTGGAGCAACGCAAAGCATCAGCCGCTCAAAACTTTGCGGCCATCGCACAATCAATCCAAACTCTTAAAAACTCCAAATAACCTTAACCCCCTAAAAACAAAATCATGGCATTTTCTTTCGGAAACCTTTCAGCCTACACCGACCAACAAAGGCTGCCCCTCATCACCAAAGCGGTCTTTGCCGCTCGCTCTGCTGCCCTGTTCACCAAGCAGGTGGGCATCAAGTCAGCCGCCGCCCTCAACCTAATGGACACCGATGCAAACATCGGGTCAGGAACCGTCTGCGGTTGGTCTGCAACAGGCAACACGACCTTCAGTCAGCGTAACATCACCGTCGGCGTGATGAAAATCCAAGAGGCTCTTTGCCCTCGCTCGCTGGAACAGTACTGGATGCAGTCCCAGTTGACTGCTGGCAGCCAATACGACGGCGTTCCATTTGAGCAAGCGTTCAGCGAGCAGAAGGCTCTGCGTATCGCCGAAGCCTTGGAAACCGCCATTTGGCAGGGTAACTCCTACTTCAGCGGTGTAAACCAGTTGCTGAACGCCGCATCGGGTTCTACCGTTCTTGCCAACGCTTCCAGCACCACTTGGAATCCA